AAGATACAGTAGGGTTAGTTGTAGAACCTGTGTAAGTAGGTGTCCAAGTTCCTTCTTCGTAATCGTCTGGAAGCAAGTTTCCATTACCATATCTTATTGTATCTACATTAGCATCCCCAAGTGTAATCTCATTGGTAGCTGTTGCAGATGAAGGTTCTGCGTTAAAACCTAATAGAGTTAGGTTTGAACCTGTGGTTATTGTTGAACCAGAACTATAACCTATTGATGTATTATTATTACCTGTTGTAACATTACCTAATGGTCCACCAGCACCTACTGCTGTATTACAAGCACCTGTTGTGTTAGCTGATAAAGATGAAGTACCTACTGCTGTATTATCATTTGCTGTTGTGTTGGCATCTAAAGCATTTACACCTAATGCTACATTTCTTACACCTGTTGTGTTAACTTTTAAAGCACTAAGACCTACTGCTGTATTGTCAGCACCTGTTGTATTAGCACAAAGTGATTGATAACCTACTGCTGTGTTGTTAGAAGCTGTGGTATTTGCTCTTAATGAATCAGTACCTAATGCTGTATTACTAGCACCTGTTGAGTTAGTAGTAAGTGAAGCATTTCCTATTGCGGTGTTATTATTAGCTGTTGTATTAGCATCTAGTGAGTATGAACCCAATGCTACATTAGAACCACCTGTTGTGTTAGCACTGAGTGAATTATAACCCAATCCAATGTTATTGTTACCTGTGGTATTATTAATTAAAGATTGGAAACCTAAAGCAGAATTTTGTGTACCTGTTGTATTAGAATAAAGTGAACAGAAACCTACAGCTGTGTTGTTATTTGCTGTTGTGTTATTTCTTAATGAATCTGTACCCAATGCTACGTTTTGTGTACCTGTCGTATTTAAAACAAGTGATTGATAACCTACTGCTGTGTTGTTATTAGCTGTGGTGTTTGATTCTAAAGAAAAATATCCTATCGCTGTGTTGCATTCACCTGTTGTATTATCTCTTAAAGAAGCAAAACCAACTGCTGAATTAAGTTGTCCTGTAGTATTGGTACATAAAGCACAAGTACCTACAGCTGTGTTAGCAGCACCTGTCGTATTAGATTTTAATGCATTTGAACCTAAAGCTACACCTCTATCGCCTGTCGTATTATTTCTTAAAGAACAAAATCCAACTGCTGTGTTGTTAGCACCTGTCGTATTAGCAGTAAGTGATAAATAACCTAATGCTGTGTTGTTGGAAGCTGTTGTGTTGGAACATAAAGCCGAATAACCAATAGCTGTGTTATATTGACCACCTGTATTATTTCTTAGTGTTACGTCACCTAAAGCAACATTAAATCTTGCTGTAGTATTAGAACAAAGTGAGTATACTCCAATAGCTATATTATTAGAAGCTGTAGTGTTAGATGTTAAAGCACCACAACCAATTGCTGTGTTGCTTCCACCTGTGGTGTTAGCATATAAAGCTGATGCTCCGACTGCTGTATTATTATCTGCTGTGGTGTTACTATTTAAAGATTGTCTACCATAAGCAGTATTATTTTCCCCTGTTGTATTTAAAAGCATAGAATGATAACCAGATGCTGTATTAAAACATGCTATTGTATTTTCTGATAAAGAACATCTTCCTATAGCAGTATTGTAACAACCTGTAGTATTAGAAAAAAGTGAACAATTTCCGACAGCTGTATTTCTAAAACCTGATGTATTAGCAGTTAAAGCACTTGAGCCAATAGCAGTATTAAAAGTACCTGAACTTAAAGAATCTAATGCTTCATTTCCTAAAGCTACGTTTCCTGTAGATACAGGATAATTACCATCTAGTTTGATTGTGCCACCATCTACACTAACATTACCAGCAACAGTTAATCCATCTGTAACTGCTGTTCCTGTAACATCTATACCAGAAGATGTTGTTTCGAATTTAAGATTATTGTTATAATAAAGTTCAACCTCTGCATCTGATACTGCTCTTATGTTATTTTTACTATTTACTTGTAAAGAAATAGCAGAACCATCAGAACGAATTAATAAATTACCAGTTCCTAAATCATCTATTATACTATTTGTACCTGTATGATAAATTTGTAAATCTGAACCAGCACCAAACTGAGCCTTATCATTATCTCCAAAATTAATATTGTTTCCATTAGTATCTAAATTTCCACCAAGTTGTGGTGTTACATCATCTACAACATTTGATATTCCACCTTGAATAGTTGACCAAGCAGAACCATTATAAAATTTTAATTCATTGTCAGTAGTGTTATAAAATAAATCTCCTTCATCTAATGAAGTAGTAGGGTTAGTTGCACCAATTCTATATCTTACTGCAAAAGTATTTACATCAGTAATATTTGCAGCTGTTGTATTAACATTTGCAATTGAACCTGCAACAGTTGTAACATTAGTATCAATAGCTGCTACCGAACTTACATCTGTATCTATTGCAGCAACACTTGTAACATCAGACGTTATACCTGCGACAGCAGTAATGTCAGATGAAATAGCAGCAACAGTTGTAACTTCAGTTGCCTTTGGAACTAATCTATGAAAAGTATAAGTATTTAAAGTTGAACTTGTTTCAACTAATACACCAAACCCAGCACTTAAAACTGTAGAACCACATCCTGTAATAGTTACAGTAGATCCACCAACTGTACCACCAGCAATAGTAACTGTTCCTCCGCTTGGAGTTCTTGTAGTTGCCATTTCTTTAATTGATACAATTGTACCTGCACCATCATTTACATCTGGGTTTGTATTTGGAAAATTTGTTTCACTTGATATTGGAAAAAATCCACCAACATCATCTACTAGATCAATTATTCTATCATCAATAGCAGCAGTTGTTGCAATATAAGCATCTGAGCCAGACCAAGTATCACCTGAGTTTATTGTTTCAGAACTATCTTGTCTAAAATATAAACTATCACTTGCTGATGTAGTTAAAAATGTAACATCATCTGGTGTATGACCTGATGCTTCAGCATTGGTAATAATAACTGCATCTGCAATTTTATCTATTGTAACAGCATCATTGTTTATTTTAGCAGTAGTAATATTGCTATCTGCTATCTTTGCAGTTGTAACATTTGAATCGGCAATCTTGGCAGTTGTTATATTTGAATCAGCTACTTTAGCTGTAGTAATTTGAGAATCAGCAATATGTTGTGTATCTATAGATCCATCTACATAATGTTCTGAGTCTATACTGTCATCAGCTATTTTAGTTCCATCAACTGCATCAGCAGCAATCTTAGCTGTTGTTACATTTGAATCTGCTATCTTAGCTGTAGTTACATTGCTGTCAGCTATTTTTGCTGTGGTAACATTACTATCTGCGATTTTAGCAGTAGTTACATTTGAGTTTGCAATTTTAGCAGTTGTAATTTGTGAGTCTGCAATGTGAGCTGTGTCTATTGAACCATCCACATAGTGTTCAGAATTAATACTATCATCTGCAATCTTAGAACCATTAACAGAGTCTGCACCTAGTTTAGCATTAGTTACAGCAGCATCATTAATCTTTGCAGTAGTAACTGCACTATCAGCAATCTTGATTGTAGTAACAGAACCATCTGCTAAAGTAGCAGTAGCAATCACACCAGTTGGTAAAGAGTTATTTGTTTTAGATAAAGCACCAATATAAACATTGTCTATTGCTTCATTAGATAATGAACCACTATCCCAAGTTACATTGATTGTAGTATCTGTTGAAAAAGTTGAAGAACTAATTGTTCCATAAATAGTTCCTGGAGTTGTTGCAGTTAATTTTATTCTTCTGCCTTCATGGTAAATTGGAGTAACATCAACACCTGCAATTGTAAAAGAAGTAGCTGATGCGTAAGCAGCAGTATAAGCTGCATCTCCATCACCATACTCTACCCATTGAGAATCATTAAACCATTCTCTAGTATTTTTCATTAATGCTCTAATGGCATTGTTTAAGTTTGAAGGAAGCATCCCTTCTGCAACTGAGATACCATTTAAGTCTGAATTATTTATCTGTGTTGTTGAGTAATCTTTTATTCCTGCCACTTTAATCTCCTATAAACCAAGCATAAGCTTTATTGTTCTCTTGGTTCTTTTCATTTACTAATGTATTAATTGCTTCTTCAATCTGTCTTTGAAAGAACTCTTGAGTTTCGAAACTATATCTAACGTTATCTATATCAGTTTTGTCTGTCATCTCAAGCCAATTCTTGAAGCAATTATATCAACTCCTTGTGCATGAGTCCAAACTGATCCACTTGGAGTTATTATTTTAAATCTAAAATAACGACCTGATTGCCTAACAGGGTTATCTCCACTAGCAACCATACTAGATAATGAAGATTCTGTAGGTGTATCTGCTAATCTTTCTCTACTTTTTACAGTAACAGATGATGTTGCATCTATAATAGGTCTAATATTAGTTATACTACTTCTGTGTCCTTGAAACAACTCCATTTCTCTAGTTTCTATTGTTCCTTGATTTTCAGTACCAGAAAAAATAGCAGCTTTATAATCACTATCAATAGCACCTAAAAATAATTGTCCACCAGACCAAAAATCTGTATCTAGTGCAATATTGATTTGGTCTAAGTTTTCAGAAATAATATCCATTAACTCTACTGTGTATGCTCCTACAAACTGAGAAAATATTGTACTAGCACTTGCATCTGCTGTACTCCATTTTTGTGTAGCATAATTATAAATTAATATCTTATCGCAAATACCTGTAGTGTTTGCTGTGTTGTTAGCAGAAGGATATAACCACAATGCTAATTGATTAAATGGATCTACCGCAGCACATATACGATCACTAAATGCTTTGTTTAAATCTACATCAAAAAATCTATTAACTTTTTCTGCACCAATTGAGATAACTTGGTCTCCATTAATTTCAAAAAATCCATCATCTGCATAAAAGAATACTCTACGATTATCTTGGCAAACTGTTCTTCCATATACAGCTCCTCTATTAGGAGATATAACTGATAATCTAAATACTGTTGCACCACCAACATAGTCCATTCGGATTATTTGGTTTTGCCTAAATACATAACCAATCTCTCCAGAAGTTATATGTACTATTTCTCCACCTGATCCTGGAAGGTCTTGCAAGTCTGATTGTTTAGTTCCAGCAGCCCAAGTTGCAATATCATTAATACCTGACCATTGAATTCTGTTTTGTGCATTTGTATGATTTCCTGTAACTAAAAAATCTCTAATGACACCACTTACTCTAAATGTTGGTAATGTTCCTGATGTTACAATACTAGATAAGTCTGCAAAGTTAGTAGATGTTCCCATTAAATAATATTGAGGTGCATCTATACCATTACTTGCAATTACATAATTACCAAATTGTGTGAATGTCCAAAAGTCTGTATTGCCACCTGTTAAAGATCCTTTTCTTGAAGTAAAAGCTCCACCAGTTAATTCATACAGATCAGTATTTTTTGCAACAAAGTTATAAACATTACCTGAATTATCTCTAAATGAACCAGCACCTCTACTATCCTCACCAATATTATTGGTTGAATAATTAACTAATGAAGGAAATCGTTTGTAAGAATTTTGTGCATAATAAACATTGTTAGCAGTATTCGCACCTGGATTTAAATATTCAGGTTGATCTGGTAGCCATTCTCCAAAAGGTATTTGCATTATTCTCCTATTGGTTATTATTTGTTACTGCAACAAAGTTATCATTAAATGAACCTGCAACAGTTACATCACCTCTTTGTTGTAATGGTGCATTTCCATATTGATCTTCTCTATCATTTCTCTCTAATCTTTCCATAGCAGTTGAATACATCCCTTGCCATTGTTGAAGTCTTTGAGGATCTACACCTCCTAAAAAATTAGCAGCATGATATAATGAACCATATAAATAAATAGCAGGATGATTATTTAAGATATAATTTGTAGTATTAGAATCTGATAGTGCATCAAATTCTTTATAATAATTTATTGTTGCAGTATAAGAACTTGCAGGAGTTGGAGCAAATCTAAAATTATCTCCAATAATAGTAAAAGTAGAAGGTTGTCCAGAAGTCGAACTTCCTTTAATTTGATCCATTTGTGCAGGAGTAATATATTTTAAAGCATACTTAGTTCCACCATTTACAATATACATATCTCTTAATTGTAAAAATCCTGTAGGAAGTGCAACTGTTTCTGCATCAATAGTAAATGAACTATCGGTCGTAATCATTTTTCTAATTCTTAATTTAGAATTAAAATCTTTTTCAGTAAGAACTATAAAATCTCCTGATATTTCTGATGTTAAATCTGATCTGTTTAACCAGTTAGCAATTGATGTTTTTAAATCTGAATATGTTGCTAGTGCCATTATAATTTTCCTTCAGCAGTTCTAAAATATCTAAATTCGCTGCTATTTAATTTTTTCTTTAATATTTT